CCCATCCAATTTGAGCCATATCAGATCCAGAAACTTGGTACTGACTTCTGATGATCACAGGAGAGTTAGAGAATTGAGTTAATTGAGGCTCTACACTAATACGAGCAGCTGAGTTACCAGCGCCTGCACCTAAGCTACTTCCTTTTGTGTAAGCAGAACCATATACAAATACTTTTAAACTTGGTATTACACCAACAGCAGTAGCTCCAGCTACAAATCCAGCAACTAAACCAGCACCATTAAAAGGAGCAACAGTAAAGTTACCTCCAGCACCAGCAGTAGTAGCTGTTACGATTGCTTTTACTTCAACACCAGTTGTAGGGTTTAAAAGAACTACAGTATCATTTATAGAAACAACGTTATTAACGTTAGCCGCTACAGTAATTACGTTAGTTGTACCAACGTTAGCTCCAATACCAATTCCCTGGTAAGAGATATGCAATCTGTTTTGCTCAGACCAAATTACTTGATCAGAAGTCATTGGCATTTCAGCGCCAACCATTTTTAAGAATCCAGATAACGTTCTGTTTCCATAACGCTCTACTTCTTGTTCGTAAATTTCAGGTAAATATTGTTGCGCGAAAGTTGCACCACCTGCACCAGCTGCGTTAAACTGTAAATAGTTTGTAGCTAGTAATTGTTGTGTTTGAGATGGTACTAAACCACCAAACTGAGGAGTTAAACTCATAATTTTTGTTTTTTTTAGTTAAACTTTTTTGTTTTTATTCTTAATTTTGAAGAATCAAGACCGCTAATAGATTTAACTTTTAAACCATTTACAAATTCACTACCGTTTACCGCAGTTCTTGGTGTGTCTGTAATGTTCTTAGATTTGTTGACAACGTCTCGAACCGCGTCAGCTTTTCCTTGTTCATAAAAATGATTTACAATACTATCTGCATTAGCAGCAATATAAAGAGCTTTGTGATAACCTTTTGTATCTGTTACATCACCTTTGTCGTTAAGGAACTTCCCTACGAAATTATTAATGTTAGATTGGTCTTCTGCAACTTTACTAGGATTTTGAACTCCATACCTAAACTTTTTACCACTAACATCGAAATCAAAACCTTTGAAATCGTTAGCAAAATAGTCTTTAGTTTGAGACGTGAAATCTTCGTGCTGTTTAGCAACTTTATTTTGATCTTCTTTGTATCGGTTGAAAAAGTCAGTAGCTTTTTGTTGGTCTTGAGTTACGCCTGGTCTCAACTTGATCTCGTCGTAATATTTACTCTTTGTTTCCTCTAAAAAGTTTTTAGCTTTCTCAACTTCTTCTTTAAACGCAATTTTTTTCTTGCGTATATCTTTGTCATCATCTAGATCTTCGTCATATTCATAGTCTTCTAGTACTACGTCTATGTCTTGTGAATCTAGATATGGTTTTGTTTTTTTATAATATTCTTTAAGTAAAGAAGTTTCATCTATAGCAGAGTAGTCAGCATTTAATCTAACATAGTCTTCTACAGTACCTCCAGTATCTTCCATGAAGTTAACAAGTTTTTCGATGTTTTCAGGTAGCTTTTTACCTAAAACTTTTTCATCTCTTAAAGCTTCTTTTACTTCTTTAGTAACTTCTTTAACTTCTTCGGTTTCTTCTTCTGTTATTTCTTGCAGCTGCGTGAACTCGGGAGTATCATTTGAAGAGGTGACTTCGTTTCCTGATCCCACTTCTTGCAATCCCACTTTGGGCTGTTCTGTGCGTAGCACGCTTTCCTCTGAGCTTTCGTTTTGAATGGCATTTTCTTCTTCTTGTTTTGGAATAACTACTTTAGTTACAGTATCAGGCGCATCTATTAAAGGCTCCTTAATATTAACTTTAGTAATTTCTTGATCTTTTTTAGCTAATTGCTTAGGTTTCTTTGCCTTACCTTTAAGACTAAATTCACCTTCCTGCTTAGCAGGTTCATTTGTTTTTACTTCTGACATAATATGATATAATTAAATAATTAAGTACAGCTTTATCTAGGGCCAAAACCTTCTAAACCAAAACCACCTAAAACGTCATTACCTGAAGATTCAAAATTCTGAGGTAATCCTTCTGTTTGTCTTTGATTTATTAATTCTGATTGCTGTGTTCCCTGTAGTTTTATTCTTTGATCTTTCCTATCTTCTATCTCTTGCTCTCTTTGATTTTGTGTATTCATTTGAGCTTGAGCTAATTGTATGTTATAATTAAACTCTTCAGCCATAAGCTCTCTTTTTAGTTGAACTTCAGTTTGCATTCTCTGTATTTCAAACTGAGACTTAGCTTGTTCTAAATTAACTTTTTCAGAAGTAAGAGCTTGTTGTTTTTGAACCTCAAACATAGCAGCTTTTTCAGCAGCCTCAGAATTTGCTTGAGCTTGTGCTTGTATATTTTGCTGTTGTTGTTGTTGCTCTCTTTTTATTTTTTGAGTTTGTCTAAGTTTTAAAAACTGATTAGCTACTTTAATATTTCTTATTTGTCTAATGTCAATAGCATCTGACAAAGCTATAGCACCTGTTTGTAAAGCCATTTGAATATTCTGCTCTAGTAAAGCTTTTTCTTCCTCTTCAGGTTCTAACTGTAAAAAGATACCAAAGTCATGAAGCTGTAAATCCATAAACTCTTCTAATGTCTTTGTATTAAATGTGCTTATAGAGTTTATTAATGAGTTTTCAGTTAAAGGGTTTTTTATTAAATCAGCAACTTTCAGACTTATGTTTTCACACACTCTTAAAGTAACAAACAATAAAGAATCTAATAGATGTTTTGTAGCTGTATTAGAAGCATTTGCTGCTAATTTCTGAACCCCAACTAAAGCATCTTTATCTGGTTGACTACCGTCTCTAGCTTCGTTTAATCCAGTTACGTCTCTTATCATTTGTAAGTAATATTGATACGTACCTATTAAACTTTGTATTTTAGCTTGACCAGAAGATGTTGATAATTCTTGTATAGGTACTTTTCCAGCGTTTAAACCACCTTCTTGATTAAGTGATCTACCTACTATAGAACCAGTTTGAAAATACATATTAAGAGCTTCTGCTGGATTATAATTCGTACCGTTACCTAAATCAACTTCAGCTAAACCATCCATGTCTAAGAATACACCATCAGGAACTATTCTAGACATAACTTGTTGCAGTTTTAAATGAGTTAGTTGAATCATGTCAGCAAAACCAGTTATCTTACTAACAACAGACTCTATACGTCCTTTATACATCTTAGGTGCACTAATACAGTAGTTCATTTCTACTTTAGTAGTATCAGCATTTGGCCTAGTCATGTTTTCAGCCATTTTCCACTCTAGCATTAGATTAGTACCTAACACCTTGGCACCAGTGTATAATACTTCTATACTTCTAGAAACTCTTTCAAAATTATCATTTTCTGGAGGGTTAAAAGAATCTGTTTTTTCTAAAGCTTTTTCTAAGCCTTGTTCTGTTCTTTTAATTTTAAAAACTTGGTTCATATAAGTTTTATACTCAAAGTACATTACTTGAACCGTGTTTTCATCGTAATTACCCCAACCTGTAACGTATTGAGAATTACCTGGAGTTTTTTGTATTCTTTCTAACTCTTCGTTTGAAAGGTTTGGAAACTGCTTTTTTAATTCAGGTATTGTTACAGCTTTTACTTCTCCTACATAATATATGTCTTCAAAGTTTGGATCTTCTGTATAAGAGTAAACCATATAAGCTGGATCAACGTAGTCTATAACTATACCTTGTGATTTATCAAAACTAGTTTTAGTAGCTCCTATACCTATAACAGTTAAGTCTTGAGCTATTCTTTTCTTTGTTTCATCAAATTTATTACCTGCTAAAACGTTATTTATAACTTCTTCCTCAGCTACTTCTACGTTTTGCTTATAAGTCATTTGCATGTGTAGATCAAGCTCTTCATCGCTTTCAGGTAGATCTTCCATATTTTGAGTTCTAGAAAAATCCATACCTAAGTTTTCTTGTAAATTAACAAGAGCTTTTTTGGTATTCATATCCTGCTCTATAGCTTGTGCATAATCTGTTCTGTTTTTTACAGAAAAAGGATCTTGAGCATAAGCTGTTATATCATATGATTTATTAGACAATCCGTTAGCAACTATGTCTACAAACTTAGATATAATAGGAACAGGTGTCCAGTCTAAGTTTAAGTATGATAAATCACCATTGATAGATAATTCATTTTTATATTTTTGAACACTTTGCTCTCCTCTAGCATATAATCTTAATTGATGAAAATTACTATAATACTTAGCATATCTGTTTCCGGATCTTCCTCCTTGAAACCACTCTTGCTCTATGGCTCTACCCACTTGTATACCGTAATCTAGACTTGCTTTTTCTTCATCGCTAACTACTTGACTAGGGAATGAACTATAAGTATTAGTTTGTATCTTCATTTATTTAATCATTTTTGATGACGCGCCTGTGTTGTCATATTTTTTTATACCTAAGTTTATACTTTTATATTCTTTTTTAGCTGTTGGTGTGTATCTATTCTTGTTACATGCCATTAAAGCTAAACCAGAACTTATGGAAGCATCATGTTTTGTTCTGTTATTTATATTAAATTTAGCCCAATCTTCTAAGGTTCTTTGAAAGTACATGTCTCCATAACCTCCTTCAGTTTTACCAATGTTTGTATCTACGTATGTTTCTATAGCGGAAGCGTGAGCTTGTTTTATGTCTTCACTAGAGTTAGGTATTCCACCTATTTCTTTTTCAGTTACTGATAATTTGTTCCAAACCTTATCTGGTCTATTCATAGAATAACCTCTATAACCTCTTCTTCTGAAATAATATAATAATCTAGGCTTGTTGTTTTCACAAAGTAAAGGCATACCGTAAAATATACATGCCATTAATACATCTTCAAAAAACATCTCAGCTGTTTGTGGTCTAGCAATATATTCTAAAAAGAAATGATTGGGAGGTACGTCCTCCATACTAAATTTTGTTAAACCGTGTAAAGCTCCATTGGAACCTCTACCATCAACTGTACCTGATATATCATAACTATCACAACCAAACGCTCCACAGTGATCATTACCTGGATACTTGGTATTACCTTTAATTATTACACGATTCTGAAGATTTATAGGTGGAACCCAAGTTATATTAAATCTACCGTCTTTATTAGGCATAAATAAAACCTTAGAATCTTTAACACCATTCTCCCATTGAAAACTACCTTTAGTTACTACAGAGGTGTTTCTTAAGTCTTCATTGTAATCTATTTGCTCGTATATTTTTGTAAGATTAAAAAGCGATTGCTTTGTTTCATCTCTAAAAGCGTGCTGCTCTGTTCTTGGGAATTGACGATAGTATTCGTTTAAACCATCTTGATCGTTTTTTAAACCATCTACTTCGTTTTGCCAATACTCTATTACTCCTTGATCTATTGGATCACCCTGTGGTCCTTTTACTTCTTTACCCGGAGTGTTGAATACAGGAAATCCATAAGAATCAATGTATCCTTCGTAGTTCCATTCCATAGGTATGAACAAACTATAGAGTCCTGAACGAGTCTGTCCATTGGCATTTCTTTCGTTAATATTTGAATCATAGTATAATTTTTTAAAATTTTCACCACCCTTATCTAGAGCGTTTGATGTTGAGCCCATCATACATTTACCTATAATCCTAGAACCTAGTCTTAAACAAGTTTTAGTTACCCTCCAGTTGTTTAATATATTTGTAGGTCTTTCCCACTTTCCACTTTCATCATGTACTAGTAGTTTTAATTTTTCCCCGTCATACGAGTTGTCTCCTGTGTTTTTCCAGTCGATCGTCGTGTCGAGCCCCGATATTTCTTGTAGCTTTTCGTTGGTATCAAGTTTCTTTCGTGTAAACTTCGACGCTGGTACTCTATAAGCGAGTTCTGTTTTTGGCCTGTCCATACCGTCTTGTATCGGTTTGAAAAAGAAAGGGTAGTTGATCGATATTGGTACAACTTTGTCCGTAAACATTTTTTTCGCATCAGGCCCAGATTTTGATAATATACCAAATCTAGAGTCTGTTGATATTGTTGCCTGGTTAACTGTTTCTCCAGATGCCATAAACGAGAATCCAGAACGTCTGTTCTTAAGGTAACACATACCATATGATCTGACGTCTGCTTTACAAGCTTCCCAGAATAAGTAGAATAATCTGTTTGACTCCCTAAAATCTGGCTGCCCAACATCAATCTTGGACCACTGCAAGTACATGTAGTTAGTACCAGTAATATAAGTAGAAATGTCTTTATTATTAAACCACATTCCTTCATCTCTTCTTTTAAACTCTGTATCGATATAGTCATACCATTCTTCTTTAAAGTTCGTAGGGTAATCATCCCAATCAAAAACAGATTTTATTTTTTTTAGCTCTTTAGGGTATTGAGTATGCTGCCACTTGTTTGATTCAAAAGAAACAACATTCTCTTGTTTCGGTAGAGCTATATTTAAACCTTGTATATTGTAAATTTCACCTATTTGACCAGTCTTACTTATAACAACAACGTCGTGCTCTTTGTTATAACCATACTCCCATTTCTTGTATTTGTTTAATCTATTTACAATTTTGGGTTTTATGTGGTCTTTTAAAACGCTATATAGAGTTTGCTCGTACATTACTTAGATCTTCCTTCAGCAAAACCTCTAAAAGACTTTTCTTGTTTAACCTCTTCTTTTTTAGGATCAAGCATTTTCTCCTCTTCTTCAATACGGTTAAGAATTTCAAAAGCATCAAATATAGCCAGCTTTTTAGTAGCTGCAGCGTTTTTAAGTTTATCAGCAGATAAGTCATCGTCAGAATCTACAATAGCTTCTTTTGCGACTTTAATTAACTCTTCAACTGCTTTCTGCCCAGCTAGGATTATATTCTTCTTGGTTTCCTTTGTGTTCATATTTAATTACAATATCATTAGATTTCATACAATAAACTCTTTGCTTGTCTATAATAAAATCCCATTCACTGTTAGGTGTAAAACCTAATACATCTCCTGGGATTATTTTAAGAGCTTCTAAGGACTTATTTCCGTATTTTAGTATACCAATAAGTTTTTGTTCTTTTTCTAGCTCTAAAGAGTTATTATTCTTTAAAGGCATTACAAAGCATCTGTCTCCAAATGATTTCCAATTACCTGTATTTTTATACAAATATATTTGATCTATAGCGCAAAAGTATAATCCATCTTCAAAATAAGATCTACTATTTTTTTTA